AATGTAATCCCATGCACGGGGATCTTGGAGGGAGTATTCAGAGAAGACGACTCCAACGGGATTGGCACCGACCAATCGGTCCACGTTGTCGGTACCCACCACCTGATAGATCGAGCCATTCTTCAGCGTCAGCCGCATCTCCGTGTTGTTGACGGCCTCCCACATCTCCTTAGGAAAGTGTTCGATAAACTTGCGGCCATCACGGGTCATCCCGTCCCAGGCAATCTTACGGCCCTGGTTATAAGTCGGGAACAGATGCCAGTATAAACCAGGTCTGGTCAGAGCAGAGACAGCGCACCAGTTGACAGACAGCAAGTCTTTGCCAGCTCGCCGGTGCCAAACAGCCACGGCCCGTTTACCGCCGTCCTCCATAAACTTCCACAAGGGAAACTGATAAGGACGTGGTGCCCAATCAAGTGGTACCGTTATCTCCGCCATCGGAATCCTTTACAACATCGCTAAACCGTACGACGTTAATGTTGAATGAACCGCTGCCCTCGATCTCCATCTCAACAGCCTTGCGCTTGGGAGCCACATACTGAGCCAGCTCTTTATACGCCTGGAACTTCAGTTCTTGGCTAGCTGTCGGATCAGCGGCAATCATGGCCATACCCTCAATGGGGTCGCAATCAAGGGCTGCTAGCTTTTCTTCGATCTCTTGGGTTCGTTTGTTCTTGGAGCCCGCAGGACGGCCGGCTCCTTCTCGTTTACCGCCAATTTGTGCCATGGTCCGTACCTCCTGTTTCAGATAATATAGGAACTTTGAGACATTGTACATAGATCCCCTGAATTTTGCTTGGGGTCATACGGTTATTGGCATATTGTATTGATTGGCATTCTCTGCAATTTTCACACGCTGTGCTCTGTTTTTCCCTATACTAACCCCAATATGCACGGATTTTTGCCGATTTAGCTTGAAATGCCCCCGCAGGTCAACTGACTAGGCGCTTCTAGGCCTCACCCGCGCCAGCCGACGCCCGGGCCCCGGTCCCAGGACCAGGACACGAGCCGGCAAGAAACATGCTTCTATATATAGAGCCATGAATCGAGGACCAAAAAGCCTGCAGAATTAACGGAAATAAGCAGAAAAAGAAGCAGGGAGCAGGCAACACGGACAAAGGCGGAGGGTCGGGAGGATAGAAATGGCAGGGAGAGAGGAGGAAAAAACCTGATTTTTAATCAGTGGAAGAAAGTGGTGTGATGAAGGTCAGAAGAGTCTACAGCTCGCGACAGTTCGTACATTGACGGAAGAAGGAAAGAAAGAGTTCAAGTGATCGATAAGTTTTATTGATCAAAAGCAGGCTTCCAATAAAAATAATTATTCGAATAAATTGTGTACTTTGCAGATAAATGCGGTACAATCAACTCACGGGACAAATTGTTTCGTACATAAAGGAGAATTGGAATGAAGAACTACGGATTCGAAATTTTGTCTGTTTGCTATTGTTTGTTGATGATCGTGACAGCAGTCATGATGATGACTTTTTAATAAAGGAGAATTTTTATGATCACAATCGATTTGTCTGGTCCACAAGGTAATGCGTTCTACCTTATTGGTCTTGGTAAAAAAATCGGACGCCAATTGGAGCGTCCATGGGAACATGTCAACAACGTCGTCAATGAGATGATGAGTGGTGATTACCAGAACCTTCTTGACGTTTTTGCCCGCGAGTATGGGGATTTTGTGGAGTTCACAGGAGACAATGATGGCGAAGAGTTTTAAGGTTTTGACGTTCACAAGAGAACAAGCGATCGAACAATTGATGGAGACAAATGCTAATTTTTATTGGCAAGATCCCCATCAAGCCGTGGAGAACTATCTTGCTGTGTTGAGGACTGGTTTGAAGGGCTACGACAAGATGACAAGCATCGAACTTATCCAAGAATTGGAGGGTTCGACGTTTTACGGTGAAAATGTGGAAATCACGATTAGAAAGGAGATTGGTGATGGCGAAATCATTTGAGGTTTTAACCCGTAAAGATGATCTTATGGTCTTCAATGGGGGAAGTCTGAAGGGATACGTTCGGACAGATTTTAAGAAGTTGTGCGAACTTTTTGGAACTCCCACTCACGGGCCGTTTGATCCAGAGGGTGACAAGGTAACTTGTGAGTGGCGGATCGTCACGGACGAGGGTTTGCATGTGACCATCTACGACTGGAAGATGGGGGAAACCCCATTGGACGAATACGACTGGCACATTGGCGGACACGCGTTCGAGAACATCGACTGGATCAATAGTTTTGGTCTTGCTGCGTGGAAGTGGAGGTAACCAGGGGGATCTGTATTGCCTCTATTAGTATAGGGAAAAAAAAATTTTTTTCTTCATTTCATGTCCCCTTGGCCAATCAATACAATAACCCAATAAGCCCTTGAATTTGCATATATAAAAGGGGCCCAAAAGTTATTAACAAAATGCGCCAATAATCTGATCGGACTATGTACGTGATTCTTGGTCCATGGTACGATGTAATTCCGCACTTTTGCGGACATAAAGGAGAAAGTATGAAAGTCAGTGAGTTGATTGAAATTTTGCAAGATCACAGGCAAGACGACATTGTCGTCATCGCCAAGGGTCATGCCAGACCGTTCGTTTCAGGCGTTCGTGGAGTCGTGAAGTCCACAACTGGGTCGCCAGTCTTTTTAGTCGAGGACTACGACACTCAGCCCTTGAGCATCGACGTGTGGAGGTTGCTCGATGAGTAATATCGAACTTTGCACCAGTGTAGAGGAGCTCAAGAAGTATTCCATGCAAGACTTGTCTTCGTTGTATTCGAAGATCGTCAAGGCCCATTGTCCGAAGTTCAGTGACAAGACAGTTGCCGCCAAGAGGATTCTTCCCTTGCTCGAACAAAAACGTGCCGAGTCCAAGTTGACGTTCGTCGATCCACCTAAGGATTTGTCGAAGCTCATCAAGGTACGTGGTCGTCCAAAGGGTCAGTTGTCCTCGCGCCTGTATCACTTCAACTTCGACAAGTTCTACGATCGCGAGCGTGATTTTGCCCCGCAGGCTCGTCAGATGATCCGGGCTTTGGCAGCCAAGAACGTCGACACGTTTACCGAAGCCGAGTTGATCCCTCTGATCGCCGTCAAGACGAAGCAAGATCCGTGGCGCATTTTCCAGTATTATCGCCCACAGATGGTTAGTCGCGGAGTCTTAAGGCTCGAGAATGCGTAACCCGTCAGACTTTGAAGCCTTGCTGATTATGATCGCCATTCCCGCAGCAGTGGTAATTGTACTAGTACTATTATTCCTGCTCCGGGCGGCAATTTTCGGCATATAATGGCCATTCCAACCTCTAGAAAGGAGAATTTTATGGCTCACTTAATCGAATCCATGGCTTACGCCAACGCAGTTCCCTGGCACGGTCTTGGTGCTCAAGTTTCTGATGCTTTGACACCAGACGAAATGCTAATTGCTGCAGGTCTTGATTGGACCGTCAGCCGTCGTTCTATCTTCACCACGCAGACCCCAGGCGACATCAACGCCTCTGAGGGCAGCCTCAAGACCAACGAATGGGGGCTCCTTGTCCGCGATTCTGACAACAAGATCCTAGGTCCTTGCGGCAAGAACTACATTCCGATGCAAAATGCCGAAGTCTTCCGCTTTTTCGACAAGTTTGTCAAGGCCGGTCACATGAAGATGGAGACCGCAGGTTCCTTAGACGGAGGTCGTCAGATCTGGGGCCTTGCAGCCATCAACCAGGGCTTCGAGCTGCCCGGCGGTGACGAAGTTAACGGCTATTTGCTGATCAGTCAGCCGCACGTCTGGGGCAAGTCACTGAACATCATGTTCACGCCGATCCGAGTCGTTTGCAATAACACCCTGACTCAGGCTTTGGGGCAAGCTGGCCAACGGTTTACCATGTCGCACATACGTCAGTTTGACCAGGATGTGATCCAGAAGGCCGAAACAGCCTTAGGCCTTGCTACCCATCAACTCGATGCTTTCAAGGTCACCGCGGAGCTCCTGGCAAGAGTGGGGTACCAAGAAAAGCAAGTCACCGAGTACATCGCCAAGCTGTTCAGTCCTGCACTGGCCGAAACAGGCGACGAAATTACGCGAGACATGTTCACAAGGTCTGCGGACGAAGTCTATAATTGCCTTCACACGCAGCCAGGAGCCGCCATGTCCGAAGGATCTTGGTGGTCTGCCCTGAATGCCGTGACGTTCTACGTCGATCACAAGGCAGGTCGCAATCGCGATGCTGCGTTGAACTCGGCTTGGTTTGGCCCGCGTGCCGCCCTCAAGCGGAAGGCCTTAGATTTGGCAGTCGAGTACGCGCAAGCTGCCTAACAGGAGAAACCAGGATGGTGACTTACCGCTTCGTTCAAGTACCAGATGTCTCACTTGCAAAGCAGGCCAAGGCCATTCTGGCGATCATTGAGGAAGCTGGCGAGATCGGTAAAACCGAGCTTTTGTCCGTTGTCGGCCAACGCCTCAAGAGTCGTCAGAAGCCGCAACGCTTGCTCAGCTATTATCAGGGCAGCTTGATTAAGACAGGCAGCATCGAAGCAATTCGTTCCGTGGTACGATAGTCACGGAGTCGTTCCGAGGCCGACTTTAAACGCCTCGACCACCCCTTAGAAAGGAAAACGTATGGCAAATGAAAGAGGAAAAGCAATCGATAAGACGTTCTTGTCTGTCGATAATGCGGAAGAACGCGGTTTCTTGCACCGTGATTACATCGCCCATTGTCTTCGCTGGACGCACGTCGTCAAGTGGCTGCATCAGGGTGGTCGTTACAAGACAGCCCGGATTCTTGACGTAGGTTGCGGCAAAGAGATGCCGTTGGCCAAGCTCATGCATTCGTCACGCCTTGGTCCACAGTTCTATGCAGCAGCAGACGTCAGCAAGCTTAGCATGCCTGAACAGTTTGCCAAGAGCACTTGGAAACCCAGCCAGTTGCTAGGCGAGTGTGATGCTGCCGTTTTAAAGCCAGAGGAAATTGAACAGGTTCCCAACACGATCGTCTGTTTTGAGGTTGCCGAGCACATCGAACCAGAGCACTGTCGTCGTCTACTGACGAACTTCGGCGCTTTGCTAGAAGACGATGGTACCTTGTTCATCTCAACCCCTTGCTGGGATCCTGATGTAGGAGCCGCTGCTAACCACGTCAATGAGATGACGTACCTTGCTTTTGGTTCCTTGCTTGAAGACATCGGTTGGCGTGTTGAAGGGCACTGGGGCACGTTTGCCTCGATGCGCGACTACAAGGACCAGCTACCACCCGCCCATAAGGAGGTGTTTGATGCCATGCGAGACTACTACGACAGCAACTACTTGGCGACCATCTTTGCACCGCTGTATCCTCAATACAGTCGCAATTGTTTGTGGCAGCTTAAGTGGAACCCAGGCGGTAGCCGACAATTCCCTGATCTACGTGATGTCGAAGGACGTTGGGGTAGCAGTGAAAAGTGGAGAGAACTTCTTGCCTAATGTGGGCTGGTTCTTTTTGACGATGGTGGCGCTGGTCGCCATCGTTATTTACTTAGAGATTAGAAAGGATAAACATGTGGAACGACATCAAGGCATTTCACGAGAAATTCGGCCTGGAGTATACAGGCGAACCAAGAGATCTACCGAAGGATCTGGCAAGCTTCCGGATAAGTTTCATCTTTGAGGAACTCGATGAACTCATTATCGCCGAAAATAAAACCGATCAGCTCGACGCGCTGGTGGACCTCTGCTACGTGGTCATGGGCACTGCTTATCTACAAGGCTTTGACTTCCAAGCCGCGTGGGACCGCGTCCATCAAGCAAACATGGCGAAGATTCGTGGCCCATCGAAACGCAGTGAAGGTTATGACGTCATCAAGCCTGAAGGGTGGACGGCACCCGATCTTCGAGATCTAGCAGGAGAAGCGTGATGGCTGACTATGTGAAATTCATCGCTGACACTCAGAAAGAAGCAGAGGCTAAGGCTGCTGAGTACGTCAAGACCGAAGACTTCATGCGTCAGCCTCACGTGTATTCATCTAGTCCCACTGAGAATGGTAAGTGGCTTGTCATCGTAAAACTATGGGGGCTTGACTGATGACCATCACACTAACCCGCGAGGAAGCGCAGCAAATCCTGGCTGCCCTGGAACAATTAGAGGGGTGGGATACTGCAACACAAGGTGACTTTGTTTTTGACCCATCAGACGAAATCGAAATCCTTTGCTCGAAGTTAAAGGAGAAGAACACATGATTTTTATTCTTGAAGGTCCTGATGGTGCAGGCAAGACAACACTAGCTCAGCACATGGCCAAGCAGCTCGACGCCACGTACTTGCATCTGAGTTACCGTTGGCCTGATCACATGTTTGAGTATCACACAGCAGCAATTCGCTGGGCCATTCGCAAAAGTCACAAGAAGCCAGTCATCATTGACAGGTGGTGGCCAAGCGAAGCTTTGTATGCAGCTGAGTATCGTGGCGGCAGTAAGTGGAGTCAAATGGGTCGCATGATGGATCGCGTTGCACGCAAGCACGGTGCAGTGTACATCTACTGTTTGCCTGAAGATCTTGTCGAGTACGAAAAACGCTTTGACAAGTTGAAGTCTGAGCGTGAAGAGATGTACGACAGCGTGATGGGGGTTGCTGCACGTTACCGGTTCCTTTGGCATGGTGACAAGGTGCACGTACCAAATGAAAACTATTCTGATCTCTTGATTAGGACAGGTGGAGTCAAGGCAAGACGAGACCACGTGTACTACTCAATTGAATCATGGGGAGACAAGCTTGAGCTATTTACTGAATACGCCTATGATCGTGCTTTGGAGAGAATACACTCTCAATTGCCTGGCTCTATGGACGAACCTAATTTACTTGGACACCTCAAAGAAGCAGAGTACGTCTTTGTCGGCGAGCGAGTGAAGCCTAAGTACAACAACCTTGAGTGGCCTTGGTATGACTATGGTCATTCAAGCTTGTATCTTGCACAAGCGCTGCATGAGGTGCCCGTGCGTGAAGAGATCTTGATGTGGGGCAATGCCCTTAATCATGATGGTACCACAAACAAGATTTTGCCAGCCCTTGCTGAAGCAAAACCTGAATTGAAGTTCATTGCAGTTGGCAAGGTTGCACTGTCATACCTCAGCAAACAAGGCATTGAAGTCTTTGAACACGTGAAGCATCCTGCCTTTGTGAAAAGGTTTGAAGGCGACACATCATACATGAGGGAGATATTGCGCCATGCCATCCACTAACAAAGAATGGTTGAGAACCATTGAGCAATGCATGCGTTGGGGTAACGTTGTTGCTCCTCGCGGTAAGAAGATTAAGGAGCTGCTTGGTTATCAGACAATGATACCAATGGAATTTCCTGTGTTGACTGTTGAAGAGCGCAAGCTTGGCTACAAGTTTATGGCTGCTGAAGCTGCGTGGATCTTGAGTGGCGATAACAGAGTCAAGACCATTGCGCCTTACAGCAAGGCGATCAGCAACTTCAGTGACGACGGTTACTTTTACCACGGTGCTTACGGGCCCATGATTCGCGATCAATTGCATTTTGTGATTGATGCTTTGAACAGTGATCCTGATACAAGGCAAGCGGTCTTGACCATTTGGCGTCCAAACCCAAGGCCTAGTAAGGACATTCCATGCACAGTCTCGATTCAGTTCTTGATTCGTGATGGTATGCTGCACGTGATTGACACCATGCGCAGCTCAGACTTGTGGCTTGGTTGGCCGTATGACGTGTTTAACTTCAGCCTGCTAGCTCGCTACGTGATCTGTCACTTGAAGGAGAAGCCAGAGCTCGGCAACTTGATCTTGCAAGCAGGCAGCATGCACTTGTATGAAGAGCAGTGGTCAGCAGCAGAAGACTTATTGGGCAAAGCTACTGAGGGTCCGGCAGTCATTCTGCCGTGGTTTGAGGATGGCGATGATTTGATTGACTGGTTATGGGAGCAAGCAGATGGCAAAGGTATTCTCGAGGCCGAATAAAGATGCGTACTTTCTGGCTATGGCTTCTCTTGTCTCACTACGCGCGACGTGCCGCAGACGCCGCGTGGGATGTGTACTTGTGGACGCTAATAATCACGTTCTCGCTACTGGGTATAACGGTGTTGCTCGTGGGCGGGATCACTGTCTTGATCGTCCTTGCCCTGGCGCAGATTTTAAACCGGGCCTGGGCTTGGATCAGTGTGAAGCTATCCATGCAGAGCAGAACGCAATGCTCCAATGTAGGGACACACAAAGCATCGAGACCGCGTACATTACGGTAAGTCCATGCGTGACTTGCGTAAAACTCTTGATGAATACAAGCTGTAAGAGAATCGTGTTCATAGAACCCTATGCCCACAATCAAGCAGCAGACTTATGGAAAGGCGAGTGGATTCACTATGGAACAGTTGACAATGTTTATGCCGAACTCAGGCTGGCAGCCGCCAAAGGAGTTCCCGAATTTGACGAACGTCAAGAGGATCTCTTTGGACTGCGAGACTCGGGATCCTCATCTCATGGAGAGAGGACCAGGCGGAGTGAGGTACGACGGGGAAGTTGTGGGGGTGAGTCTTGCGACTGAAGACGCGTCTTGGTATTTTCCTTTTGGACATGGCGGTGGAGATAACCTTCCTAAAGCTGCGGTTATTTCTTTTCTTGAAGAAGTGCTTGGCAAAGATACGGAGAAGATAGGTGCGAATCTCATCTATGACCTTGAGTGGTTACGTGCAGAAGGCATTCAAGTCAATGGTCCCATACGCGACATCCAAATCGCGGAGCCGCTTATTGACGAGAACCAGTCCAGCTACAGCCTCTCGGCGCTTGCTAAGAAGTACCTCGGCGAGGACAAAGATGAAACGCTTTTACGCCAAGCCGCCCATGCTGCTGGCGTCGACCCTAAAGGTGGACTTTGGAAGCTTGCAGCCAGGTACGTTGGTCCCTATGCCGAGGCAGATGCTGCCCTTCCAATACGTATCTTCGATCTTCAGAAAAAGATCTTAGTCAAGGAGGACTTGTGGGACATCTTTGAACTTGAGTCAGATCTAGTCAACATCATGCTAGACATGCGGTTCAAGGGCGTCCGCGTCGACGTCGATAAAGCTGAGCAGCTAAACGACCAAGGCCTAAAAGACGAAGCCAGACTACTGGGCGAACTAAGAGACCTCGTCGGTTACGTGATCGATCCATGGTCAGGCGATGATCTTGGCAGAGCCTTCAAGAAGTTAGACATCTGGTTCCCTGAGACGGCAAGGGGAAATCCTTCCTTCACTGGCGACTGGCTGGCTAATCACGAGCTACCAGTTCCAAAGAAGATTGCTGAGTATCGTAAACTGAATAAGATGCGTCGTGACTTTATTGAGGGCATGGTCCTCAAGATGGAACACTCAGGTCGCATTCATTGCCAGTTCCACGCACTGCGCAAAGACGAGTCAGGCACAAGGTCTGGTCGCTTCAGTAGCTCAATGCCTAACTTGCAGCAGGTTCCTGCCCGTGACGAGCATTGGGGCCCATTGATTCGTGGTTTGTTCTTGCCCGACGAAGGTATGCACTGGGCTAGCTGCGACTATAGCCAGCAAGAACCTAGGATCTTGGTGCATTATGCAGATATTCTTGGTTTGAAGGGCAGCGAAGAAGCCGTCAAGACCTACAGTGAATCAGCTGATACAGACTTCCATCAAATGGTTGCTGACATGGCTGGCATCAAGCGTAAGCAAGCCAAGACCGTGAACCTCGGTATGTTCTATGGCATGGGCATTTACAAGCTCAGCCAAGAACTTGGGCTCAGTCAAGACGAAGCCAGACCCCTGTTTGAGCAGTACCACGATCGCGTGCCGTTTGTCCGGCAGCTCAGTCAGCGCTGCACTCAGTCTGCTACTCAAAAAGGCTGGATCAAAACCTTGCTTGGACGCAAGCGGCACTTTGATCTTTGGGAACCTGCTGATAGCCAGAACACTTGGCCAAACAGAGAGAACCCACTGAGCCGCGAACAAGCAGACAAGGTATGGCAAGGACGTCCATTGCGCAGGTCAATGACTCACAAGGCTTTGAATGCTCTCATTCAGGGTGGAGCTGCTGACATGACTAAGAAAGCGATGGTCGACTTGTACAAGGCAGGCGAGATTGCGCACATTCAAGTGCACGACGAGCTTTGCTTTAGTGTAAGAGATCGGGCTCATGGTGAGCGAATCAAAGACATCATGGAGTCCTGTGTTAAAATAGCTGTGCCGATCAAAGTCGATCTTGAGATGGGACCGACTTGGGGCGACAGTAAATAAAGGAGAATGTATGTGGATTTTTACTAAGGCAGGACTATTAAGTGTAGTGCAAAACCGCGCAGATAAGAACATGCTGCTTATTCGCGCACGTCAACCGCACCACATCACCGACAATTTTGAAGGCAGCATACCGCAGTACACGCCAGACGCAGACTACCGGTATCGCATTCACTTGTCTAAAAGCGCTTTTGCAAAACAGCTAACCAAGTGGGTTAGTGAAATTGATTACCCGAACTTTAAGGATGCGGCAAACCCAGAGCTGTCTGGAGTCTACCTGCGCATCTGGTCAGAGGGTCTTAAACTTGAGGGCATTGAATATGCGAGAGTCTACCCTGTGGACTTTGATTCGGGAGAGGCTTCCCGGACACCTAGTCAGGATTGAGAACGTAGCCGGTGTTGGTGAACCAGATGTCAATGGCTGCCATGATGGCTCAGAAGCTTGGGTCGAACTTAAGATGGTCAAGGGAAACTACATCTATTTTCGAACCAGTCAGATGGCGTTCTTCAGCCGGCGTTGCAAGGAGAAGGGTCGGGTATTTGTACTAGCTAGGAAAGACGACGACATCATTGTGTTCAAGGCCGAATCAATCTTGGCAGTCGTTGACCTGTTAGAACCAGTGAAAGATGGTGCTTGCAAAATCAAGTGGGTTCTTATCCCGAACCCGCACGTATTTAGCAAGCCCTGGCCTTGGCAAAAGATCGCGGATTTAATCTATAAATCCTAGCTTATTGCCAATAAAGTGATATGATCAATAAACAGAAAGGAGAAATGATGACAGTGTACGTGGTTCAGGAACCCCGAGGAATTAACTTGATGCCAGCAGAGAAATACGGTCGGCTGCAGGTCTTGTTGCCACCCGGCAACGTGGCTTACAGCGCCGCGCCTACGGTTTCTCGGTTAAAGCGCGGGTTAGCTCGGTTCACTGATGAGGATTATTTGCTGATGGTCGGCGATCCTGCTGCCATCGCAGTAGCTGGTGCCGTAGCCACGATGCTCAACAATGGACGCATGAAGGTCTTGAAGTGGGATCGTCAGGAGATGCGGTACTACGTGGTTGAATTCGATTTAATGAGGAGAAGCGATGACTACTGATGTCACACCAGGCGACGACAGCCTGAAAGTCGTAGCTGAACTTGCTGCTAAGCAGGTGCAGCTTGAGAAAGATATAGAGGATCTAGAAGCACAGTTGAAAGAGAAGACAGAAGCCTTGTCCCAGGTACAGGAAAAAGATTTGCCTGAAGCCATGATGGAATGTGGCATCAGCGAGTTTAAGCTTGTTGATGGCAGCAAGATTACTGTCAAGCCTTTCTACCAAGCTAACCCTCCAAAAGAGAAGTACGAAGAAGCGATGCAGTGGCTGCGCGACAATGGTCATGGTGACTTGATCAAGAACGACGTGACTGTAAGCTTTGGCAAAGGTGAAGATGAGCGTGCCGTAGACTTCAAGACTTTCTTGAAAGACCACGGTACTTCATACACCGACAAGACTGGCGTTCATGCTATGACGTTTAAAGCGTTTGTGCGTGAGCAAGTAGAAGCAGGTAGGAACTTGCCCTTCGACCTGTTAGGCGTTTACATCGGGCAGAAAGCAACCATTAAGAAAGGATAACTCAAATGGCCAAGAACGAAGTAGCCGAAAAGAAACAGGGTGGCGCCCTGGCAGTGATTGACTTTGCAGCTGATGCTGGTATGGGCATGGAGGGAATGACTAGTCAAGACATGGCTATTCCATTCTTTAACATCTTGCAAAAGCTTTCGCCTCAACTAGACACCTTGCCTGACGCAAAGGCCGGCATGATCTTCAACACAGTTACTGAGGAAGTCTTTAAAGAGATCTTGGTAATCCCTTGCGCGTACAAGCGTGAGTTCGTTGAGTGGCGTCCACGCGAACAGGGTGGCGGTCTTGTTGGTCAGCACTCAATCACATCCTCAGTCGTCACCGACGCTAAGAACGTGAATGGCAAGTTGACTACTGCTGCAGGCAACATCCTTGTCGAGACTGCTTATCACTTCGTGATACGGATTGAGCTTGACACCGGAGTCATGGAGCCTGGTTTGATTACTATGTCAAGCACGCAGCTGAAGAAGAACCGTCGTTGGAATAGCTTGATGAACAACTTGAAGGTGCAAGGTCCATCTGGTCCTGTTACTCCTGCGCGTTTTAGTCACATGTACAAGCTTGCTTCTGTTGCAGAACAGAATGACAAGGGCGCGTGGAGTGGTTGGACTATCGATATGGTAGGTCCTGTTACAGAGCCCGGTTTGTATCAAGCAGCTCGTGATTTTGCGCAACAGGTAATGGCTGGTGCAGTGAAGACCGCCGCTCCTGAAGCTGATCACACAGAGTCCCACAACGCGTTTTAACGAAAGGGCCCGGGGTTCGCAGCCCCGGGTTTTTTATTTATGCTCATAGAAAATTTCATGGAGATTTTCGAGGGCTTGCCACGTGCGCATGGAACATATGTCATCAAGGGTAGTCGTCAAGACAACAAGTTGACAGGGAAAGCCACGACTATTCGTGAGCCAGTGACCAAGGATCTGTGGCAACAGCACCTCGAAGGTAAGCAAGGACTTGGCGTTATTCCAATCAACGACGAATCCTTGTGCAAGTTTGGAGCCATCGACATTGACACGTACGATGGTAGCATTGACCTACCCAAGATCAATGCAGCAATACAAGAACTCAAGGTACCACTCTTCCCTTGTGCCAGTAAGTCAGGGGGCATTCACTTGTACCTGTTCACAAGCGAATGGGTAGAAGCTAGCTTGATTCAGCAGAAACTAAAAGACCTGGCAGCTTACATGGGCTACGGTGGCTGCGAAATTTTTCCGAAGCAAACCAAAATCCTCGCGGATCGGGGAGACATTGGTCAATGGATCAACATGCCTTATTTTGGCGACACGCGCTGGTGCCAAGGTATGAAGCCAGAAGCCTTCATTGAAAAGGTTATGGCCAACCGGTTTACTGCAAAGCAACTAGAAGACTTGGTCATCACTGTTAAGTCAGACTTTGAAGATGGTCCGCCTTGCTTGCAGCATCTTGCAACAAAAGGTTTTCCACAAGGGACACGCAACAATGGACTATTTAACATCGCTGTTTACTGCCGTAAAAAGAATCCCGACAATTGGGAAGGGGATCTGGAAGGATTTAATGTTCAGCTTATGGAGCCACCGCTCTCCTCATCTGAAGTACAAGGGGTCATTAAATCTGCGAAGAGAAAGGATTACCAATACACTTGCAGTAAGCCTCCTATTGCTCCTTACTGTAATGCTGCTGTGTGCAAGCTTCGTAAGTTTGGTATTGGCGCTAGCAGCGATATGCCTGCTGTTCACAGCCTCACAAAGTTTGACACTAACCCTCCCATTTGGTTCTTGGATATTGACGGTGGTGGTAGGCTGGAATTAGAGACAGACGATCTACACAACCAACGTCGTTTCCAACGCAAGTGCATGGAGCGCTTGAACGTGCTGCCTGCCAAGATGAACGACATTGCGTGGACCAAGCTCATCAACCACTTGCTTGAGAACCTGACTGTCATTGAGGCACCACCTGATGCATCGCCAGTTGGTCAGTTGTTCGAGTACATCGAGCGCTTCTGTACGGGACGAGTGCAAGCCAAGGCCAAGGAAGAGATCTTGCTTGGTAAACCCTGGTCTGACGGTACTAAGCACTATTTCAGGATGGCAGATCTGATGGCGTTCTTAGATCGCCACCACTTCAGAGATTACAAGGTGCACCAGGTTACTTCGATCTTGCGTGAGAACGGTGCTGAGCACCACTTCTTCAACATCAAGGGCAAGGGCATTAACTTGTGGGCGGTCAACGAGTTTGAGAAGCATCAAGGCGATTTTGATACTCCAGACGTAGGCGAGAGCGGAGAAATCTTTTGACGTGGACAATCATCTTTGGACCTCCAGGGACAGGCAAGACTACTGCAGGAATGCGGTTCATTGAAGAGCGTCTCGAGAAGGGGGTGAAGCCAGAGCGTATCGGCTACATCGCCTTTACTAAAAAGGCGGCGAATGAGGCACGGAGCAGGGCAGCGGATCGCTTTGGGTTTACCAAAGACGACATGCCTTTCTTCCGGACCATCCATAGTTTAGCCTTCCGACAATTAGGTATGAAGCCGACAGCCATGATGCAGCGTCCTAACTATAAGGAGCTTGGCGAGAAGCTTGGGATCGAGGTCAGTGGTTACGGAAACACGGAAGATGGTCTGCTGCAGGGTATGCCGTTAGGCGACCGCTACTTCTTCCTTGACAACTTAGCCAGGATTACAAGGCAACCGCTGAAGAAGATCTGCGAAGAGTGCGGCGACGACGACATTGACTGGTACGAGCTTGACCGCGTTTCACGGACCTTGGTCCAGTACAAGAAGGTTCACGGGCTACAGGACTTCACTGACTTGCTCGAGACCTGGCTGCAGGTAGGTATCGTGCCGAAACTAGATGCCGTCTTTGTCGACGAAGCCCAGGACTTGTCTGCCTTGCAGTGGGACTTTGTAGAAAAACTAACGGAGAACGTACATGACAGATTCATCGCAGGTGACGACGATCAGGCTATCTATCGATGGGCCGGCGCAGACGTCGACCGACTTATTCAACTACCTGGAAAACGTATTGTCCTTGATCAATCGTACCGTGTACCAAGAGCAGTGCACAAACTGGCGACTCAAGTCATCTCAAGCGTATCGAACCGTGTCACTAAACGGTTTAGACCAAGTGAGGTTGACGGTGGAGTTCACTGGCACTTTACCCCAGAAGAAGTGGACCTCAGTCAAGGTACCTGGCTCTTGCTCGCCAGAAACAGTTACCTAACCAAGCAGCTTGAAGAGATCTGCTTGAAGTCTGGGTATCCTTTCCAGTCAACAAAGAAGAACATGCTTGATGCCGATAGTCTCAAAGCAATAATTGCGTGGACACGGCTTTGTCGCGGCGAACAGATCAATGGCGACAGTTTAAGATTGGTCTATCGGTTCATGGGCATCAAACGCCGAACCGATAAAGAAAGGATATACGTACTGCAAGACACTGGTCTTGAACCGGGGATCTGGCATGAGAAGCTTACCCACATTCCGTCGTCTGAGCGCGAGTTCTACATCGCTGCCAGAAGACAGGGTGAGAGTCTAACCAAGGAACCCAGGATCAAGATCGACACGATTCACGCCGTCAAAGGTGGTGAAGCAGACAACGTTCTGATGCTGACAGACATGGCAGCCAGGTCGTACAAGTACATGCAACAGTACCCGGACGATGAAGCTCGGGTGTTTTACGTAGGAATGACTAGGGCACGGCACAACTTGCACCTCGTGCAGCCGCAGACTAGCCTTTTCTACGAGATCGGATGACTAGGATTATCCTAGAGAACGGGAAAAAATATGGACCATAGTAACACTTACCCTTTTAAGACACAGCCCTACGCTCATCAAGCCAAAGCCTGGGACATGTCAAAGGAAAAAGACGAATTCGCCCTGTTCATGGAGATGGGAACTGGCAAAACGAAGGTGGCAATCGACTCTTTGGCGTACCTTTATGACTCAGGTCGGATTACGTCTGCCCTGATTGTGGCTCCCAAGGGCGTCTACATGAACTGGGTTATCAAGGAAATTCCGACTCACTTGCCTGACCACATCCAACACAAGATTGCTAGCTGGCACGCCAGTCCAAGGAAGGCAGAACAAGAAGCCCTTGACGAGATCATGAAGCCCAGTGACGACTTACGAATCCTGGTCATGAACGTTGAAGCTTTCTCCACGGACCGGGGCACTAAGTTCGCGCAGCTCTTCACAGACGTCGGTGGCCGTGTTGCCATGATCGTCGACGAGTCAACGACAATCAAGAACCCAGGAGCACAGCGCACGAAGAACGTGATCAAGGTAGGAACCAGGGCTCACTATCGCCGCATCTTGACTGGTGAACCAGTGACTCGTAGTCCGCTAGACATTTACAGCCAGGCGCAGTTCTTGAACCCGCACTTGCTAGGCTTCAGCAGCTACTACACGTTCCGCAGTCGGTATGCCGTGATGATCGATGCTAAGTCAGGTAACCGCACGTTCAAAAAGATTGTTGGTTTTCAGCGGCTAGACGAGCTAACGAAGCTATTGCAGTCGTTCTCGTATCGAGTCAAAAAGGCCGACTGTCTTGATTTGCCCGCCAAGATCTATCAGTATCGGCATGTCGAGCTTACCAAGGAACAGAAGCAGCTTTACAAACAACTCTCCGATTCGGCCATCGCTCTCTTGCAGGGGAAAGCACTGACAATTGACAATGTGCTCACAGAAATTCTGCGACTTCACCAGATCACTTGTGGCCACTTCAAGTCTGACGATGGCGACATCATCGAGGTTCCCAACAATCGATTGACGGAACTCATGGACGTGCTCGAAGAGGCTGACGACAAGGTCATCATCTGGGCTACATACAGGGCAGACATCTTGAAGATCACGGAGAAACTCAAAGACGTCTATGGACCAGAGAGCATCGTTAGCTACTATGGAGACACGACAACTGACGAAAGGTCTGAGGCAGTCAAACGGTTTCAAGAGGATCCTGGTACTCGGTTCTTTGTGGGCAACCCATCAACCGGTGGTTATGGCATTACCCTGACCGCTGCGACAATGGTGGTGTACTACTCGAACAGCTATAACCTGGAACACCGGCTGCAGTCCGAGGATCGTGCGCATCGTATCGGTCAAACCAAGTCAGTGAACTACGTTGACTTGTGTGTGCCTAAGACGATCGACGAGAAGATCATTAAGGCGCTGAGAGCAAAGAAAAACATTGCTGCCCAAGTCCTTGGTGAAGACATTACTTCCTGGCTTTCTTAGTAGTGAGCGTGGTCTTAGAATCGGCACTGGCTCCACCAGCATTTGACCTAGCCTTAGCCGCTGCGACGGCGTCGTCGATTGTTGCAAAGGACTTGTAGGTTTTCTTAGACATGAGGGCATTGTTTACTGCTGTGTCCTCATCAACTTCCTTACCGCCCCACAAAGACGGTATGTTCGTGGGTTTTCCTTCATTGAGCCTTGGATCAGTGACGGTGATGCTTACCTCTGTTGAGTGGCTGCCGTCAGGATTTTTTCTAGCAGGAAGTCCGTCGTGTGTCAGTAAGGTAGGCATCAGGCAATCTCGAAGTGTGGGCCATCAATGAAGGGCCGCTTGCCTTGCTTGCGGCGTTCGTCAACGTAGTAGTTCATGGCTTCCTCCATGGTGCCGCGCCAGAGGCGAATGTCAGGAATATTCCAAGCAGCACCCCAGCGTAGCGGCACGTTCTTCTCAATGGCTGCTTGCTTCATGGCATCAGCAATGTTGTCGTACAACTTAATTTCCCAAGAGGCTCGGTCACCGACGTAGGCCATGAGGTCTACGGCTTTACCTTGAACATGCGTGCCACCTGTCTTGATGTGGCTAGCTCCCTTGTTGAAATACTCTAGCTGTTTCTCAGGGGTCCGCAGTCCATCAATCACGGCGAAGTCGATGGTAGTAATTTCGATAGCACGACAGACCACGTCAACTAGGCGGTCGTCGACTCCGTCTAGTTTAGCGATGCTGCGCTGAGATAGCTTGAACATTACTTCTTGAACACTTGAGCAATGCCAGGCAGAACCTTCTCTGCGCTGCGACCAATGACGTAACCGCCAATGCCTAGTTCAACGATGTCCCAGAGTTTTAGGTACTCAGACTCAGACAGGTTAGGTGCTGCCCAGCCAAACCACCTGGCCACAATGAGACCGCCAAACGTGAGCATCAGAATCGGTCGCCAGTTAGCTGCTAGCCAGTGTTCACTTGCAGCTTCTGCTTTGACAATCTCGCCACGAGCGGTCAGCTCAGTAAGCTCGCCCTTCTGAGCCATCTCCATGAGAGCTAGCTTAGCCTGATCTTTCTTTTCCTGATCAGGCCACAAGCGATCGATAAGCTGGCCCCCGATATTAAGGGCCGCGGTTACTGGATCGGCTGCCATGATTAACCTATTTTCTGAAGGAGTAAAAACAGGGTGAAGAGAGCACCAAAGGCGCCAACAATCAAAGTCCCTGCCGTAGCTACCATGATGCCTTCAATGCGCTTCAACCTAGCATTCGTTGATGCGAATTGCAGTTCAATTTTCTCGTACCGCTCGGCGCACACCTGTTCATGAGTCGACAGTTGTGATTGAACATCAACCGCAGTAACCATACTATGCTCCAAACAACTCGTCAATTTCAGACATCTTGACGGCTACCATGGCAGCAATGTCGTCAAGCACCATAGGGTCACGCAGACGGTTAGCTTGCAACTCATCGTCAATCGTGTACTTAGCCCGAATAGTTTTAGGAATGCGAGCCTTGATGGCAGCAACGGCTGGGCTGATCGACTTAGCCACGTCGATGTCAGCATCCGTGCCTAAGGTCCATTGAGCATCTTGCTCTTGGTTAAACCTTGCAACACAGACGTCGGTCATTGAGGCGTAGGTCACGTCGTCCTTGGTGCCATGCCAAACAGGAGCAGTTACAAACCCAGACTCTGGGTGTTTGTATTCTCCAACAAATGTATAAAGTTTCATTTTCTTCTCCTTATGGGTTCATGACCATGTAGCGACCGTTGAAGCCCAGGTCAATTGAGAACTCGCCTTCACCGTTGCTGCCCATGTGCAGGACACGGCCGTCAGAGAGAAGCAGTTGCTGCATAAACCCAGGACTGTACGGGTAGCTAAACTGCTGGGCACCGACAATTGAGACGTCAGCCAAGGCCGCGTTACCGTCTTCAGAGGACCAAGGACCTGGCAGCAGGACAGGGCGAGAATAGGTAATTGTCGTGTTGTCTGTCCGGTAGGTGCTCAGGTTGGTGCCATAACCCATGTGATACATGCGCCCTGTCGAATCGATGACATGCCAGCCAGTTCCTGATTCACTGTACGTGTACGGCATGATCTTAACAATGTTGTCCCTTGGGAAGACGCGGTCACTGTTTGATACGACGCCAGCAATATACGTAAAGTTGCGGTTACGAGTTGTGTCGCAAATTGTGCCGGGGCGAGACGGCGTACTAGTATTTGTCGTAGTACCGTCGCCAAACTGGCTGTTACCGTTGTAGCCCCAAACCCACATCAACCCGTCAGGGGATCCTGGAGCGCCGCCAATGGCTGACACTGTCTTGTATTCACCTGTGCCATTAAGGTGGAACTCACTGAACGTTTGCGAAGTGCCACAGCGAGTATATGCCGATTGGTTAGTCGTGTTGCCGTTGCCCAGGTTGCCGTTGTTGTTGTAGCCAGAGCCATACAACTCGCCGTTGTTCTTCATGAAGTAAGAACAACCGTAGTAGATCCAACCAGCTGAGTAGTGAGAACCAACGTGGGTTTCAATGTCGTAGACGTCCGTGGCGCCAGAGATTAGCTGAGGAGACGTGTAGTTAGTCGTGTTGCCAGTACCTAGCTGACCTTGAGCGTTCCAGCCCCAAGTGTACAGTTGACCAAGGTTATTGACGGCCATAACCATACGAGGACGCGCGTGAATCATACGCACGTTTGGCAAGGCAGAGACTAGCTGAGGCGTCGTTTGAGGAGTTGTCGTGTTACCAATGCCGCACTCACCGTTGCCGTTGTAACCCCAAGTCCACAGGCGATAGCTACTGTCAATCGCGTAAACAGTACTAAGGCCAGCTTCGCCGCCATTTAGCTCAAGAGACGTGGTCAGGCCGATGATCTTGCAAGATTGACCGCCAACAGAAGCATCAGGACCTAAGTAAGGAACCTTGGTCCAACCATACACGTCAGTTGTGTGGCCGGCCCCTGCCAAACCCTGGGCGTTATAGCCCATAAAGAACACATCGCCGTCCTTTGTGAGAGCCAGCAAAGAACCTTGGGCGCTGGCATGGTGGATCTGGACAAAGTGATCACCGGCTCTCATCAAACCAAACTCACCACTGAATGCCATGAACGAGGTCAAATTAGCGTGGTTGTGGCTGTGGGCGTACTTACCAGCTAAGCCGTACTCGGTCGTACCTCTAGACACGAGTTCAAACTTATCGTTCAAGAAAGTGCTTGTCTCGTACTTACCACGACCGCCGCGAGACCAGGCGCGTGGTCCAAGGCGAGGATTAGGCAGACCCGAGGCGATGCGCAAGTTGTTGCCGGCCGGATCACCGAGCCATGGTTCGTTGCCAGTACCTACTAGGTTAGGACTTGCGATCCAAGGACGAACGCTGTTGACGTAAATGCTATTGCCTTGGAAACCTGATTGAGGTCTCCACTGGACGCCTGACGCGGTGGCAGTTAAGACCTGGCCATTAGGCCCAATGCCAAAGCGAATAGGAGCTGTGCCGTTGTGGGTAATAATGTCGCCAAGGGTCGTCAGGATATTAGTGCCCTGCACCATCAGGTCCCAGTACGTTGTGTCGGTAGGCAGGTTGCCAGTCGAGGCTAGTTTACAAATGTAGACGCTCTCGTTGTACTTGACAACGTCGTCTTTTTCGTAGGCCGTGGCACCTGAATACGTATTTCTCCACGTGAACTTAATTTTTCCAAGGTCAAGGGTTGCCATGGTTTCTCCTTACGGTAGTGTGCAAATGAGGTGGCCGTCGTTGTTGACAGAGAAGACATTGCCTGACGCGCCAAGGAAATAGTCCTCATAATCGTTTACGTTAAATGAATCAGCTTCTCCAATGACTGACCTGTCGAGTATCAAGGAGCCACTAGAAATTCTGAAGCCATAGAAAATTGAGTTGTCTTGCGGTGGCGCAATCGTCTCGTAGCCAGAACGGTCTGACTTGATGCGAATAAACTTAAGTTCGTCGCCAGGAACTATTGAAGGTAGGCCAGCATTGATAACAGCTGTTGCTGCCGTAGCAGCGGAAGCCGCGGCACTAGACGCAGAAGCGTTGGCTGCGTTAGCGGCCGCTGTTGCCGTGGCAGCGTTGGTTTGCGCGTTTGCGATGTCTTCTGTCGAGGGCCCCATGGCAACCTTAGTTCCAGTGGGATCGACAACAAGGGCTTTGTTTGCTTCAAACTCGTCAACACGAATGTCTGTTACCGTACTGGTTTCAACAACCTGTAGTGAACGGTCAAGCTGTTCTTGCAACTGAGTCGCAATGATAGTCAGCTTGTCAAGAGCACCTTCGTGGGTTTCTGCTGGGAATGGATCACCTTCAGTATAGTCCACTTGCTGGACAATTGGTGTTCCACGTAGAATAACGATCTTGAAACCAGCAGCCAGGTTTGAGTTCAGCGTGACCGTGGCAAATTTAGTCGAAGCGTTGATTGTGACGTTGTAGTCGTACGGATTCGCACCACCACGAGTTCTTAGAGTCTGTACGCTTGCTGTGTCAACAGTAAAAACCTTGAGGTCGTCCAAGCCCTGGACGGTCGCATTGAAGTAGAAAGTGTTCGTTGAACCAGTGCCAACCTGGACGACACGTTTAATTTCGGTTTGAACTGTCATTGCACTAGACTCCTAAGGTTACCTCCGTATGGGACCTGCTCGCTCGGCGGAACGAAAAATCGCTGATCATTCTCCTGCATTATACGGCCTTCCATCCGACGAAGATACCCCGGATTGACCATCTCTTGAAGCTCGTACAGAATCAAGTAGTCCAGGGCTTGTCTAGTATAGAACAGGTTGATGAACGGAGTATTGTTAGTAATGGACCGCATTACATTGGCGCCAACGTCTTCCCCTGTCCGAATGCGGGTAAAAATCTCAGCTAGGTCATCTACCTGTCCGAAGGTTGGACCTGCCAGGGTTGACAGGAATGAACGTCCGTAACGGCTGTATTCACCAAACAGGAAGTCGCCATAGATACCCAGACCTCCGCCTTGGCTCATGGCCGCAAACATAAGCTTGGCGTCCTTTTCTGTTTCTCCAGTAAAGGTCCGAGGTTCCTTGCCCTTCAGAATATCCTTAGCTACCATCGAAGCATATCCGAACAGGGTAGTACCAGCTATCAAATGTACTAGTCCCATCATGTCTGGCTTACCGTCAGCGGCTCCATGAACCTCGCGGCCAAGACCTCGGCGAATCATTGTGATCGGGAAAGCTTTGAACTGCATGATCAGGCGCAAGGCTTCGCCTTCAGCCGTACCCACCTCAGTACCCTGGCTCATGATGGCTCGTTCAGCAGCTCCTGGCATTGGAACGGCGTAATCAGAACGATCTTGGAAGTAGGTATCTAGGCGAGAGACTAGTTCATCTCTAGCAGTAGCGATGTCCCTAGCAGACGGTTTGGCGTTGCCCTTGTCTTTTAAGTACTGCTTGATTGTCTTGTCGTCAAGCTCCTCAATGGCTTCACTGACCATGTAGGTGTTGCCGTCAGCGGCTTCCTTGACTGCATGCTTGCGGTAGATATTCCATTCGGCTTCGCCAATGTCGTACTGCTGCATGACGTTCGCTGCTTTGCCAAGCTTGCCGTACTCAAGATCGACCTTGTTAGCCAGGTTGTTACTCATGATCAAGGCAGCACTGGTTCGGTTTGTGTCGTTCCACCAGCTCATCAAGTTAAGCTTGAAGAAGCGTTGCTGCAACTTGGCCATGGTACCAGGGACCGTGTCTTGACCGCCAAAGCGAGCAGTCACGTCGCCAATCAGGCCATCAAAACCAACACCCAGCAAACGGGCAATCTCTTTGCGTTCAAGATCACCACGGCCCTTGAAGATATTCACGATTGTGTCGCTGTACGACTTAAGCAGTGGAACCCCTTGGTAGCGCAGTTCGGCTGCCTGGTTAGGGATGTCAGTCACTGAGGACACGACAGCGCCGCCTAGTTTAGCCATGTTCTGGATTGAACGGGTAATGGCGCCGATCCTTGCCAAGCTGACGTTAGCAGGAATTCTCGTGGTGCCGTCAATCTCCTTCAGCTGGTTCATTAGGTTTTTCTTAGACAGCTTGTCGTAGATCTCTGGCTGATCGCGATACTTAAGTTTGAGCTCGGTCACCATGCGATCAAACATCGCAACCGGGTTTGTACCCAAGCCTTCCATCAGGGCCGTGTTGCGAGCCATGTGGTCAAGGCCTCCTGTAATCGCTTCACGCAAGTCCTGGGTACCAAACTGCTCGTTATACGCCATAAACGAATCAGAATCCTTAAAGTGAAGGACGCGTTCCTGGCTCATCTTTTTAGCTACGTTAGCTGGTCCTTTAAAACCATGCAAGAAGTTGCTCTCGCTGTCTCCTTTAAAGCGCTTGTGCATCCCTGTAGTCAGGCCAAGATACGCGCCTTTCAAGAATTCTTCAGGGTCTGCGCCTCTAAACGTAGCCTCAATGTCTAGTTTATCAATGACGTAGTTCTTCCAATTCTCGTAACCAGCCTTACGGATTCGGGCTTGGTCGTGGCTTTGTCTGAAGATGTAGCCTGGTCTTGCTTGGATGTAGGCACCTGCTCGGTTTGCTCGCTCGATGGCTGCTGATTGATACTTGTGGATGACGGCTGCGATCTTTTGCGCCACAGGGTTTTCCGACGCGCCGGGTGTTCCATTTGGTTTGATCTCAAAAAGTTCTCTAGCAATGTCGTCGTCCATGTGTCCATTACTGAAATGAACAAGCAGATCGTCTTTCTCTAGATCGTGAATCAGTCTGCCTAGGTACTTGTTAGACAGGGCTTTACCTTGCGCGTCAATGCTAAGCTTTGAACCAACGCGATTCTTAACCGAACCCACCATCAAGGCTTGTAGACCCTCAGCCGGATCTACAAACTTACCGACAAAATTATAGTTCTGGGCCAGCACCTTGGCGTTGATCATGGTGTTGCGCTTCTCAATAGCTGCGGCCAAGATACTGTCATTGAGACGCTGTTGCAAGTGTGCGGCAATCGTGGCATCTAGGTTGTCCACATGCAGCATTTTCTTCTTTGACGTGATGAACGTGTCAATCTCAGACAGCAAATCACTGGCTTGCTCGTCTGTGATCTTGCCTTCACCGGCTGCCTTCTTAATAATGTCTAAGCAATCTTGCATGGCCATCTTACATTCCCTTCTTAATACAGACCACGGCTGCTTCTGCCGCCTTGTGCATATCGGTTGCGTTAGCTTGCTTTTGGTCTAAAGCCTTAAGCTCAGTCTCTAGGGCTGCCTTCAACGCGTTTCCAAGCTCAGGGTCTAGGTTAACCATCTCGGCTTCAATATTAGCTTGTATTGCCACCAGGTCGTCGTCGATTAACTTAAGATCGTTGCCAATAGCTTTCATGGCGTCGGCCACGGAGTCCTTAGGCTCATTCAGCATGGGCTCAGCATCTGCGGCATTGCTTGGTTGCTTATGGTACGCCTTAGCCATCTTTAACTTCTGAGCATCTGACACCTCAAACGGCATGACTGCGTTAGGATCAGGCAACACTTCAAGCACAAGAGTAGGATCGCCAAAATCGTGAGTTGGCTTAATAACCTGCTTTACGCGGAACTTTGCACCGCGATCAAGCAACAGTTCTACTTCGCTCTTGTGAGACGACACTGAACCGGCAAGCACGGCTTTACTGCCTTCAGGCACCAGGATTTTTGTCAAGGGCGCCTTGCCCTTAAAACTACCGTGCCAATTTTTTGCAGTCTCATAAGAGAACGAGGTGCTGCTGTAGCCGTGCATCGTAATGATGTGGCCTTCAGCAGCTTTCAATAGCTCGTACGCTTTCATGCCATCAAGATTCTGGTCCCACACAAATTGTTTAAGATTTAAGTCAGCCAGAATATTGTTAAAAGCCGTGTACCTAACGTTGCCACGCCAAACCTCATATTTTTCTTTTGTCTCCGGAAGTTTCTTAAAGACGGAATCGAGCATGTCAATTTTGCTTTGCAGTTCAGGGCTAATAGTTTTACCAAGAACCTCTTTCCCCCACAAGGCGTTGTTGATGTCAACATAGCCACTGTTTGTGTAGCTCTTTAACACGCTCATTTCTGAGCTAGTCAACGACTTTTCAATTTGATCGTAGAACTTGTTCAGGAATTTGTTAGCGTCGTTTGTATTGAAAAACTTAACAGTGTTTGTTTCCTTCGCCACTTCCTTAGCCACGTCGCTGTATGTCTTTTCAAGATCAAGACGACGCAAAGCAAGTTTTTCTTTAAGTTCCTCAGCAAGTTTTTTGTCCATGCCTTGCAGCACGGCTGAATCAACAAGTTTGTTAATCTCGTCTTGAGGAATACGCAAAATACGGGCAACAGCTTCTTCGGTATCTTTAAGACTAACTTTGCCAAACACATCAGGATTCTTGTCCATGATGCTCTTGTAGTCGCCGATCTTAGTTGTAAACTTGTCGCCCTTAAGTTCACCTTGAGCTCTATACAGCAAGGCACCGCCCGGATCAATACGCCAGACAGCTCCCTTACCCTCAATCATTTGCATGTTGAAGTTAGGTGCGTTACCTACGACATCCCAGTTGGCCAAGTATGCATCAATAATCAGGTGTTGAGCAAAAGCTTTTTGCTGCTCTTCTGGCAGATTCTTGAATTCGCTTGGACTCAGGGTTTTAAAGTTTTTAATCCAATCACTTGCAACGCCAATAACCTGCCGGTTCTCTGTAACGACTGTTGCTTTTGGCATCGGCACGCCAAACCACTTGTACAGGGTTGCTGCCACCCATTCATTCAGAGCTTGATCTTTGCCGTAAAACTTGACGTAGTACTGGCTATTGTCGTTCTTGTCGATGAACAAGCCACCCTTGTTTGTGCCAAGTTGTTGACCGGCGCTTTCAAGGTTGTTAATGTCAAAGGCCGTGTCATAGCCAGCAAACGAGTTATACACGTCGCCACTGGTTTCTAAGTATGTGTCGGGGTCAAACATCGCCGACTCAACGGCGGCCTTACCTTTAGGGTTTAGGTCGTTGAAAACCTCGCTAACGGCGTCTTGAGCAAACATAGACTCCATGGCAGACTCAGGGCCAAGGGCTACATTGTGCTGATTTTGCTTAGGATCAAAGACTGCGTTCTTGATCTCCATGACGTGAGTCATGTTGTTCTTAGCAAGGTTGTACGAACCCTTGTAAGCAATATCCAGGGCCGCTTCTTCGCTGATCTTGATGCCATGGATAGCCAGCAGATCTTTAAGATCTGCCGACACCTTAGCCATATCAATAGTGCCCTCAGTTGAAAACGACTTCGAAGTCAACAAGCCCATAGGAGCTCGAGGATCTGCTTTGACTGCTAAAATTTGATTGTCGACAGTCCTCACGTAAAACGCAATATTGTTTTGCATGCCGTTAACTTTGGCGAGTTGAACGGCTTCATCAAACTGCGGGTCTGCAAGAGCTCGGGTGATTTGAGCGGTCGTAACTTTAGCTGCCCGTGGAGTAGTGGCTTGATCCATCAAGGCCATACTTGTGGTCACGTCTTCGTAAGGCTTAAACTCTTTGATTGGGCTGCGTGCTTTGCCAGCCTCGTCCCCTTCAAATTTAGTTTCAACTCCTTGCAGTGGAGTACCTGCTTCAGTAGAAGTTTCACCCGCTTTCTTAATTGCTTCAAATGGGTTGATCGAGGCCTCGTCAGGGGCCATCGCATCAAAGTTCGCAGCATAAACCTTGTGTGAAGCCCCATGTGTCGCAATAGAACCCACCTCAACGCTGTGCCCATTGGCTGCTTGCTTAACGGCAGTCTCTAATGCTGCTGCGTGACTTTTTGAACGAAGACCCTTATAGCCGTCGTAGACTTTTCCGCCAACAGCAAATAAGCCGGCTCCCGCCACAGTGCCAAAGGCAATGTTAGTCAGGGAGTTCATCATGTCATAGTCTGCTTTTTCTTGCGTCTTCGCAGCGTAGATCAATGGCTCAACGGCAAGTGAACCTACAAAACCAGCTTCAGCACCACGAGCTAAGCGCGCGGCAGTGACGCCTAGCTTGGCGTAGCGAGCTTCACCAAGGATGGGAACAAAACCGATGGCAAGACCTACTGGGTCAAAAATAGCGGTACCCATGGCTAAGCCAAAACCAATTGAGCTGTCTACAAAACCCTGGGCACGATCAAGGGTACTACCAAGGCGCAACTCGTCAAGTTTTCGCTTGTGCTGAATCTTGGCAACTAAGCTGCTCACGGGCTTGTCCCAAGACAAGTGCCCTGAAATGCCATACTGAGTATTGGCTTCGTCAGGTTGCAGAATAGAAGGGCGCTCGGTGAGGTTAAACTCTTCGAGTGTGGGACGATTTTTCCAGCCTTGACTGCCGCCGCCCCGCCCTGAATTTGCTCGACGGTTGTAAAGCTTTTTTAGTTCGTCGTCAGTGTTGTTGGTTAACTCCTCAGCTCTGCGAATCTCTCGCATACGCTTAATGGAGTCAATTCCTGTTTCAGTCCAGCCAACGTCAATAGCTGCATCAGCTATTTGACCAGTAGTCGAACGCAAATCATCAAAACCAAATGACTGAAACCACCTAGAAGGCGCAAGTGGAGTATGGTTAAAGCCAAGCTCATTGGCTTCCCGAAGCTGGGACTCAGTAATTCCTAGACCGTTTCTAGGAATGTTGACGTCTTTTTTAATCTTGTCAACCATATTAGTCGCCTAGAATTCCGCTAAAAAACCCCTTTTTCTTTGCGGGTAAAAGAGTAGGGTTGTTAAGTTGTTGCCAGTTAAGCTCGTAAGGCTGGCCTTGATTGTTGACAACTGGTTCAACAACCCCGCTGGCGTCAACAACAAGTTGCAAGCCCGTACCGTTGGCATTGTTAATCCAGTAAGAACGCTTCTCAAGGATCTCAAGATACTGCTGTTGTCGATACGCCGGATCCTTATTGCCAGGATTCAGACTACCTGGGGCGAGCACCGTATCTAGCTTAGTCAGCAAGTTTTTATCAGTGCGTACTCGCTCAGCATTAGAGTGAATCAACTTTGTGTTAAGTGAAGTGCCAGTACCACCAATCACTTTTGTCTGAATATAGTAGGTACCGCCCTCAAGGTCATAGCCTTGCATGACTGTCTTAAAAGCTTTTTTCAAAGCTCCTTGCATGTCGTTTGATCCTGTTGTTGCAAGGTCCATGGCCGCCATACGCACAGCTAAAGCCCTAGCTGAATCATAGACGTTAAGTCTGTCAGGAACATTTCCTGTTAGAGCTCGGCGATACGGATCACCTATTTGCAAAGCAGAGTTTTCAAGAGTACTCCAACTGACGCCTCTAGTTTGTAAAGATCCTAAATTGTTTTTAACCGTTTCTAGTTTTGTGCTGAGGGCCTTAATGATCTGAGGTTCCGCAGCAGTGCCCATTGCGTTCGCAGCCCAGATGTATTCAGTCGGCAAGGGGTTAGGACCGGTAGTTAGCTGGCGCCAAACAATTTGTAAGTCACCGCGGCGCTCACCATTCTTGCCACCGTGGCGTTCAACAAAGCTGCGCAAACGCTGACCCAGTTGTTCTCCACTTGTACCAGTCAAGTAGGATTTTTCTGTCTCAACTTCCGGCTTACTTAAAAGAGTTAATTCGTGGTCTGGCGTGCCATTCCGGCGTTGAGCCGCAATAATGTTGTCGTTTGCCTCTCCAAACTTGCCGTCTTCGCGAAGTTTAATGATGATGGGGTTATTTTTATAGTGAGCCGCTTGGTCGTTTTGACGTTCTGTTAAAACGCTGTTAGCCATTTGAGCCACGCCTTGCTGAATTTTTTCTTCATCAGCGGCGTTAAGCCCGACTGGTTTTAAATTTTTTACGGTCCTTACAATCTCGTCGTTTGACATCTTAGAAAAGTTACCAGCAATACCAAAGATTTTTTGGTTGACTGTTATTTCACGATGCGCTTTGCTAGCAACCACATAAGCTTGTTCTTTGCTTTTTGGATCATTAGGGTCTAAGACACTTAGCACTTTGGCTTGAATGTCTTCAAGTTTGGTAAAGCCAACAGGAACAGTGCCCGTCTTTGCAGCAGATACGGCATCTTCCAATTGTCTGTCAAGTTCATAACGAGCTCTGATATTTACAAACTCGCTTGAAGTTTTGCTGCTGTTAAGCAAACGCAGGTACTGATCACCAGTAAAACCGTACAGGTTTTCAAGCTTCCACTTACCTTCAGGAGTTGATCCAAGTTGTCTAAGGGCCTTGTGTGCCGTAGCTGGATCGTCAGCAATCATGCGCAAGAAAGCAACCTCAGCAACTTTGTTAAGGTTTTCTTTTGCCTTTTGTAGGGTAGCAGGACGTGCCACTGGCAGGTACTTGTCTGCTCCTTCTGGTTTTACGCCAAGAGTTGTAAGCCCTTTCATAGACTCAGGAACCTTATCGGCCGGCATGTCTCCCAAAATAGTGCGCCACATCATCATGGTGCCGTCTAGTTGAGTAGGATTGTTTGAGACAAAGGTCGCGGCCTTTTCAAGTCCTTCTTGCAGGCCAACCTCAACGGCTTGAACGTGAAATCTACTTTGCTGGTCAATAGCTTTTGCCATTGCCGCTTCTCTAAAGCGGTTTCGAAACTTCTCGTATTCGGTTCTAAAATATTTGTTTTTATCGCCGAGACTAAGATAGTCCTCACTGTTAAGCATCTTCTCAACTAAAGTCGAGGTTCTACTAACTAAGTCAGGGTTTGCGTCGTCTTTTGCGACAAGACTTCTATTTTTATACGTTGAAACGTTGCGTTCTTCTTCAAGCGTAAGTTGTTCAAAATCCTTAGTAAAACGCTCTCCAAGATCTGACGTGGCAATGGCCATATCAAGCGAAGCTTTTTCTTTTTGCTGCTGATCGTACCACTTGTATGCGATACTTGCTGCTTCGCGAATATCTTTACCTGTCTCAGCCGTGCCCTGTGAGCCGAGAGTAAAAGCAGCTCGCTCACGAGAATCAAGTCCTTGTTGGTAACTAACGGGTAGTTGACCACGTCGTTCGTATGTGGGAATTTTTGGCATGATTATGAACTCTTTTTAATTTCGCCTACGCCGACAGTGCCCCGAGTAGTTTTCTTGCTACCCCACACACCCATGTCATAGCCCATGTAAGCGGTCTGCGCGCTGCCAGTGAGAATGGTACCCATGGCCGAAGTCTTACCTTGGCGAGCAGCCGTTTCCCCTTGAAAGCGAGACATGTTAGCTTCGTTTTGAAAACCTTCTGCTTGCAGTTCACCGCCATAGAGAATGGCCAACTGCTCCATGGTGCCCTGAATGGTTGTGTCTTCTTGCAAGTCAAGGAATGTCCCTGACTTACCAATGCCGCTCGCGCCTCTCGCAGCATTTTGAGAACCAATCAACCGTCGGAGTCGCTGAGCTTCTGCTTCTGACTCGTACTTTGCCTTTTCAAGAGCGGTCTGTTTATTCCGCTCCATAATTTGCGCGTTGTAGTCAGCCGCTTTCTTAGCGTCTTGTCCTGCTTGGTATTGACCATAGGCCTGCATCGCCGTGCCGGCGACCATGGCGGTCAAGATCATCGTTTCAACACCCATCAAAGAACCTCACGTATCTGTAATGATCTTTTTGATCGGGACCCCACATACGTAGCGTCGATTCTCGCTGATACCCTAGCCACTCTAACCAGCGAATGGCCTGCAGTAGATCTGATGGTACAGTTGTTTGAAGTCGATGCAGCTTGAGTTCCCTTCGCAAAAATTCCTGGTTTAGCTTGATGTACTTTATACACTGAATCTTGTGTTTCGGAAATAGTGCGGACGGGATCAAGTACGATTCTGCCACTCCCTTCCAAATAGGAATGACCCCGGCAATAGCTATTGGCCTTGCGTCGACTACCGCCGTAAACGAAATTGAACACTTTTCTAGTGCCAAACCGTTGTGAAGTACTGGCCAGATAGGTTTGATAAAGTCTAAGTGCCATGATTCGAATGGAACTACGATCATCTTTCAGAAACAGTCATTGCGTACATGATTGCCAAAATCGTGCAAGGATGCGGCGTGTCTGACTGTACGAGTAGTTCAAACTGACGCTCTGGGGCATGCTGCACTAAAACCCGTTTATCACCTGTGAACAGGCGAACTGAACCCATCGGCATCGCCCCTGAGCGAAACGGAATAATCTCCAAGGCGCCACCGTTGGCAGAAAATTTCATGTTAAACGTGTCAACCAAGCGATAGGTAACTCGTTCAATACGACGAATCTTGCCTTGAGAAGGACCGGTTTGTGTTTGAACCTCAGGATCAAGTGTTCGCACACGAGCAACATAAGGCAAACCGACGCTAACCTTTGAAGCTGAACGGGCTAGTGTGATTGAACCTGAACTAACTACTCGGTCTGGATGAACGGCTCCATCAGCCAAGATCTGCACGGTCTCGCCTTCTAAATGATCAAGACCTGATAGACTGTTTACGGGGGCGCCATCATAGCTAATGCCGCTGTCGATAAAAAATGCGTCTTCAACAACCATACCTTTGGCTGTATCAAAAGATTTTTCTAAGTATTCGACATACTGCGTGGTTGCTCCATCAATCGTTCTTTCAACAATCAAATACAAGACTTCTTCTGATTCGTCGTTTTTAGGAATGACCGCAATACTTTTAACGACAACGTCTGTGCCACCAACGATGTGTCTATGCCAAGCTACCACCTCTTGATCTGGCTCGTAAGTCAAGCAGCGAAGTTCGCCTGTTTGCAGCAGCGTCCAAACAAGATTGTCTGGTGAACGAGCATAGGCGATCTGCTTGACGTTGCCTGTTGTAATGTGCTCAGCAAGCAACGTTAGATCAACCGAGGCGTACCCGTCAATGTTGATGTCATACGATAGCTCACGTACTTTTAGGCGTGAACGGTCAATGTATAGAGTGGTCCTACTGGCACCCACAGGGCGTTCATTGGCTGTGCCGTCAGTAGTCTCACGAGAGATAGTTGAGTTTGACGGCGTCAGAGCTTCATAGTTTCGACCGGCTGACAGAATGAAAGGACCATCTGACGTTCCGAGTTGCAAACGCTTCTCACCGTAAATCCAGCGAATCGCGTTCACCTGGTCAGTGGCCAAGGTGAAACTCAGGGCTGAATCATCTAAAACCTCTGCCTTAGCGTTTGACGGACTAAAGGTTGCAAATTCCCCAGTACGAGTTCCCCAGATGGTTGATGGCTTTGAATTGCTAGCAGCAAAGAACAAGCGCTCTTGGAAAAACGCCACGCAAGTCGGCCAGCCAAGAGTATCTGACCAAGCACCAAGGCGCCAATCTTTAGCCGCGTTGCCGGCCCCCGTTGCGCCAAAAGGAAAGTCCGCGTCAATAGAAACGGTGACTGTCGTGGGGTTAGTATAGGCCGTAATCTTAGCGGCTCCCCAAACAGCTGGCGAACCATTTTTAAGTCGAAACCAGCGCCCAATATCAGTAACAGCAAACACGCTGCTGCTGGCCGTAATTGTTGCCGTGCCAGTAATGTGCGAAGGGTGACAAGTAATTGCAGTCGTATTGACCTCGTTGTAAGGACCATCACGAGGCTCATACAAGCTAATTGTCCAGTTAGTAGGACCAAGACGATTCAACGTGCGCGGCTGATAATTCTTATGCACAAGGTACAAGACGTCGGCAGACTGCGTAAAGTCTAAGTCGTCTAGGTCGTTTTCTGTATACGGCGAAATTAGCTCGTAAGGAGCAGTACCAAGAGCGTTAAGCAGCACAGCCTCATTACGGTAAAAGCGCACGTACAGATGGCCGAACTCGACAATGTAGGCTTGCTCAGTTGAGAAAATAAAGGGAATTAACTTCGTTTTCTTGTCTGCAAATTTTGTAGGTGCGATGTAGCGAGTACCAGATCTCTTAGTAATACCGCCGTGAGGGAAGATGATAAAGTTCTCGCAGCGCTCCACTGAGGTTGCGTATTTTTGCAAGTCAACACGACCATACAGGCGAGGAGAAATCTCTCCACCTGTAAAGTTGGTTTGAATTGGCGTTGTCTTAGACATCTATTACCACCTTGGAGGAGTCGTCAGGCGAGAATCAGCAATACCAAAACGACTGTTAAGCCAATAATCTGCATCAAGAACTTCTTGCGAGTTTTCTTGTGCATCAACAAACTTAGCTTCACGCAATTTCAGCTCGTATAGCTGCCACATCTGCTCCATCGACGTAGTTGATTGAAGCAAGGGGTGCGCAAGGTCAGCTGCAAGACGAGCAGCTAAGGCATCCACTAACAAGGTATCATAGCTCGGCACATCAGTAAGCAGAGCGATGTATTTTATTTTTAGCGTGTCCCCATCATAGAGAATACGACGAGACTCAATTGAGTAGCGACCATTGACGTCTTCAAGAGTCAATAGCCGCAGGAAATCTGCAGGTAAAACAAACTGATGCGAGTATTCATACGCAGGAATTACGTTGTCTAATGGCAAAGCAATTCGACGCACCAAGCAGTTCCAAGGATGCGCGCGAAAGACGGCGGCGCGACTGTCATCATATAAACGACGAGACGTTGCTGCTGCCTTAGTAGGGTCAGACAACGAGTTAATTGGGTCTACGCCCAACAGGGTGAGTGCTCTGTTTACTACTTCAATGTCTGATGCTGCCATTCGTATCTCCTAACAAAAACGGGAGACCAAGCCTTACGGCCCGATCCCCCGCACTACCGGTGTTCCTTTGACTTAGTCGAGTGTGTACAGGATCTGACCGTTCAAAGTAGCGCCGTCTGGGATCGTGCCACCAGTAATGGTTGCGCGCACCGTCATACCAGTCTTGCTAGACAGTTTAGACGAAGCTGCACCAATGATGGCGCCCGCAGTAGCAACCGACGTGTTCGCCATAAAGGCGTCGTCGTCAGCAGCAACGGCTGTGTTTGAAAGGTCAGTGTAACCTGTATGACCGACTTTGATCACGCGAGCCGCGCCAAGGGCCGAGTTGATAATGGTCACACCAACGATGCGAACAGTACCAGCAGGCATTTGGCAAAGAGTCACGGTATCGCCATCAGCGCCGGCACCGACTTGAGTGAAGTCAAATGCACGAACGCGGACACGACCGTGCTCATCGCACACGTCATTCATCGTCGCAGGAACAGTCTGGGTGTTAGCGTACTGAGTGCTATTTTGATTAGCCATGACTATTCTCCTTATTCAGCGCAGATGATTTCAACGACCTTCTCTTCTTCCATACGGGTTGCGCCGAAGGAAGCAGAGACGTAGACTTGAGTCGAGTTGCGCTTGTCGCGGCGAGGGCCAATGTCTGTGATGATGTCTTGACCAACGGCCAAGAGCAAACCAGACTGTGCCCAAGCAAGAACGCGACGATGGTTGGAAGCGTTAGTACGAACCAACTCAGTGCGAACAAACTCAAAGCCCATGAACGTGTTGAGTTCACCTTGTACCAGAGCACGAACAGTGTTGTAGTCGGCGCTAGAAACTTCGGTGGTTTTCAACAGATCAGTCACTTGTTTTGCAGTAACTGCGATATAGCGGCGCTCGGTAGGATCTACCTCATTTGCGTCAAGGATTTGTTTTGCCTTGCGCAGCTTAGCGATAGTCAGACCAGAGTTAGCTGCTGCTCCGCTCTCCACATAGTCCACAGCAACTTGCTGCGTGTTAGGGAAGGTCACGGTAGTAGCACCAGTCTTGCCAGTATACACAGAACCAAAAGCAGCGTCAAGAATCACTTCGTCCATCTTACGACCAAGCGCATAAGCTGCGTTTTGACTGTAAGGTGAGCTGGGATCAATCAGCATGCGGATGCGATCAGGACGATCAATCAAGTCAGCCCAATCGAAATCGCGCAAAGAAACGCGACGACGATCATGCGGCACATTGATCAATGGAGTATCTTGATGGCGGCCGGTTACCTCCTGAGCAGTGGTCGCACCAATGCGGTCGTAGAACTCAAACTCAGCATTCTGAGTTTCAGCACGTACGAGAGCACGCAGACGCGAGCCTTTCTGCTGGACGAGGTGTTCAACGTTGGCACGGTACTGCTGTACGAATGCCGTCGTAATTTGAATGGACATATGTCCTCCTCATTCAGTTAAAAAGTTAGAAACACGTTTGCCCGCAGAGGCTGCCCAAACTTCGGACCCCCACATACCCTTGTGGCTAGGCGACGCCCACGGACCCTTTCGGGTTGCCCGTAATTAGATAATACAGCAAAAACCGGAAAAATAAACTAGCCCAGCATCTTAGTTTTTCCGGTCTTTCCATCCTTGTCTCGGACACTAGTCGTTCCCATGTTGACCGTGCTAGTGTCGATAAACCGCATTTCACGCTGAACCTTCTTGACTACGTCATCGACATCGTCCCGAACAGGCTTAGCTTTCAACCGCTCAGCAAGAAGTTCGGACATACTCTTCTGAACCTCAGACGGCAGAGACGTAGACTTAACAGCGTCTCGAACAACCTGCTCCTTCTTAATTTCTTGAGAAGGCAGGGTATTAGTAACAATCTGCTGAAGTTCTTCCAAGTCTTTCGAATTTTTGCTGAGCAGTGTTTTCATACCTGGTTTACCTCGTCGGGATAAGCAAAGCCAAACAGATCTTGCATCTTCTGTACGGCTTCTTTGTGGCCAGTAGCTCCTGGAGTCATGTAAGAGTTCATGAAGTCCTTATCTCGCTGCATGCGAGCAATCTCTTGACGAGCAGAATCAGGAGTCATGGTCCAGCTACGTGATTGACCAGGGCTTGCTAGGGCCTCTTGCATTTGTTGTCCAATCTTGGCAAACATCTTTACAAACATGGGATGATCGCCAAGGCCTGTCTGATCAAGCCACGTCATCAGTTCTTGACCGCCAAAGGTTTCAACAGCGCGAACGGCAAGATCAACTCGCTCATCAAAAGCTTTGCCAAACTCGCGTTTGACGTCAGCAACCCACTGCTCACGAGCAGCAGCACCGTTTTGAGTTACGCTGTTGTGCTGTTCGCCAACATAGGACATGTACTCTTTAAAAATACCCTCAGCTTGTTTTTGAGTCAAGCCGTTTGCGTGAAAAATCTTTTTAAACCGGTCTAGCGCTTCGGGTTGAAACTCCAAGCCCTCTGGAACAACGCCGTTAGGTTCTAGTTTGTAGTTGCCGTCGCCTGGGCGACCAAGGCGCTCGTAAAACATGTCCCATTCAGATTGATCAGACGTGTCGCCAGGGATAGCGATCTTGTCCTTACCAATCATGCGTTGAGCATGTACATACGATTTTGCAAGACCATTCAGGTCCTTAATGTCTGCCAGAGTGGGATCTGCGCGCAGCGTATCGTCTAAAGAAGCTCGCCAATCCATTACTGAACCGGCAGAGCTGCCCCCAGCGTCGCCTGCGCCAGCATCGCCAGCACCTGCTCCTGCGGACCCTCCGTTCATATCACTCATTGTTTAACTCCTCAAGTTGCTTCAAAAGTGCCCGTGCGTCTCTTTCCAAAAAACGCAAGATGCTAAGTACCAAGCGGCGTTGACCTTCACGGTGCGCCGTCTCGGTGGGATCACCTGCTACGTAAGTGGTGTCTGCTAGAAAACCTACTTTGCAGAGGTGTTCAAGCACACGCTCACCATCAGGCGTGGAAAAAGTTTTCTTGTAGCTGTCGTGCAGCTCAACGACGTTAGGTTTAGATCGGGGCACCTGGGACTCCTGAAGCACCTGGCTCAACACCTAAAGCAGGCGGAGGTTGCATTGCACCCTCAGGCATTACGGCAGCAGCGGTTGCTGCGTCCTTAGCCATGGCAGCCATTTCGCGGTTCTTAGCCAAGTCAAGTTGTTGTTGGGCTTGCTGACCCTTTTGATCACGCATCTGTTGCAGTTGTTCCAATGAAACAAGCGTCTCAAGCGGAGCATCAAGCAGTTTAGCCGCCCAACGCACGGTACCATCAGCATCAATGTTGTCGAACACCTCTGGTTTGACGTTGGCCAAGGGAACCAAGGACTCCATCAAACGAGTGAAGTTAAACAGCTGTTGAGTCTTTTGGGCTCGTGCAACTGGAGACACGTAGTCAATGCGAGTATTGCGGCCACGAATTTTCTCAGGGGCTGGCGGCAACATCTTGCGACGAACCATGATATTGAAGACCCGGTCAATCATAGGACCAAGCAACTCAAACTGCAAGCGACCAACCATAGGACCCATGAGGCGCATACGCTCTTCTTGACGCTGCAGCACTTCAGTGGCAGTCATAGAAGGACCTTCGCGCATCTGCATCCAGTCAACATGGAATGTCTTCAAGATGTGCGTACGACGTGAATCGATGAACTCCAGGCCGATGTCAGGACGAACACCTTCTACAAGAGGCATGACGCGGTCTTGCGTGCCTGAACGGTAGTAGTTGAGGCCACCAGGGATCGTGCGCAATGGCAGCATGAAACCGTCATCAGGAACAAGCAAAGGTGGATCAGTGGCCTTCTGAGCAGCCTTGATCACTGTCTTGCTCATCTCATTGACCATCTTAATGTCTGGCAAAGCAGTCATGGCAGGAGACCTACCGTAGACTTCACCAGCGGTCTTAGTCCAACGAGGCACCATGTAGGGGAACTCGTTGAAGCCACTAAGATTTAGCAACAGCTTTTCTTCCTCAAGGATGTATGCGCTCATGAAGGGCATATCCTTAGCAAGCTTGCTGTCTGGGTTAAACGTGTCACGAGGCTCAACTGCGTGGATGCAGGTAAACTCCTTGTGAGGATCCTTGTACACGTTCTCAATGAATTTCTCTGGCAGAACGTCTTTGTACATCTGCAACAGCTGACGGCCAGTGTGCTTATACTGGCGATACAGGGTGTCAACAGTGCCTTCCGCATTTTCAGCGATGTAGCACTCGGCCAAGTGATAGGTTCTAAAGTTAATTGGCCTGCCTGGCTTGTCTTCAATGTACAAGACGCCAGTGCCGTATGAACCAAGATCGAGATACAGCTCGTGAATCATCGAGCCGAAGTTAGAAGATGGCGAATGGAAGACTTCGCGGAACATCATTTCCACGACGCCTTGCAGCCAAGACCTAACCTCCTCAGATTCTTCTTCACGCGTGCGCTCAAGCAGCAGCGTGAACCAGGTCTCTGAAGGAGCTGTCAAATAGCCATGCAGACCAGAGGCTAGCTGCTCATTTGCAAGCGGAGCCGTCGAGTCATAGACCTTGTCATACCTAGTTCGGTCGCCCTGGCTACGTTGAGCATTGAAGTCGCCGCGTCTTGGATTAACGTAATCTGTGCAATCTTGCCACAGATTTTCCCAAGGGCTGCGAATCTGCTTTAGTTTTCCTAGACGATCAATCGTGGTGGTGACAAGCTTCTTTTGGTCTTGTCCCTTATCCACGATTAACTACCGCCAAGAGGTGAGCGAGTACCGAGCAGTTTCTTCTTCTGCAGTTTTTCCATGCCAACTGAAATGCCTTGAGCCCCGGTCAGCATCGTGCCTTCACGAGTTTGTTCAGGGCCTTCGCCATCTTTACGCACGTTTTGAACCGCATCTTGCACCGCTTTGTCAGAAGTCTTAGGAGCTTCTGGAGTCGGGGCAGGAGCTGCAGGGCTACTGGGAGCAAGTCCCAAAGTTTTACCAAGCCATCCACCACACATAACTATCTCCTTTTCTTAAAAAGGTTACCTACAACCTCGTAACCCAGGAGATGGTACAGCTGTGCCGTTCTCTCTGGGGCTACTTGAGTCGACGTGGCCGGAACAATTTCCTTAGCACCACGTTCAAAAGCCCAATCTTCAAATGCCTGAACTAACTTGACTGCAGCCAAACCGCCGCGTTTCGTTGGATCAACGTACAACGCCAGATCGACTGCCATCAGATCCTTACTGAAATAATACTCTGTTAGCAA